AAATCAACCAAAACCTGGACCGTTGTGCAGCAACCGTCAAATGGTGGAAAAGCATGTCTTCACAAAGACAAAGAAGTTCAGGATTTAGGTAACTGTTCAGACTGTGTCGAAGGGTATGGCGAATGGGGGTCTTGTGTTAGAGGGAAAAAAATAAAAACATGGGCCGTGACGAAAGAACCTGTAAACGGAGGAGTCGCGTGCAGAATCCCAAGACCGGAAGATGCGTTAGAAAATTGTACTGAAGCGTCTTCTACGCCCACACCTTCGTCTTCCGATTCTTCATCTTCTTCAACGCCTTCCGATTCTTCGTCAACTTCCACGCCCGATTCTTCAACGCCTTCCGGTTCTTCCTCTTCCCCGACTCCGATCCCGGTTCCACTCGATGACCCGACGACTCCGTGTACAAGAACTGGCTTTACTTGGGTATCATTGGTGGGGGTCTTCTTGTACTCATAATACTAATTTTTACGATGAGTTCGGGTTCTGGGCCCGGGGCAAATCTGAACTTGAAGTTAAATAGTGGGAATAAACTCCCACTTTAATTCGATACAAATCAATCGCCATATAACATCTTGTTGATACAACTTTTCTTTAGACTTTAAAAGTGGAAAGCATTGTAAAAACTGATCTTCTCCGAGTAATTCACAAAACTTATAAAGAACATACGAGTAGCTTAAAAAGTTTTTCCGGTCACTCGGACAATGTTTATCAAAAGGTTCTTGGATTTCCTTGAACATTATTGGAAGTTTCTCTTCTAGAATCTGTGACATCTTGGGTGGTTCCATACCGTTCAGACTATTTACTATATATGGAACATGTTCATAGTATTTATTAAGTCTCAACTTTTTCAAAAGTCCCCTCACTTTTGCATGAGTTATTTCGCAAAGTTTTTTAATCTTCATCTTTTTGAGTTCGGTTCGTAACTGTTCTATGACTTCTGGGGGGATCGTTGTCGTTTCTTGGGCTTGAAACTGTGATATCCACTCGTTGAAATGGTTCTCCCTCTTATATGAGTACGTCATCACCTTTTCAGAAGTCTCTTGCTCCTCCTTGTATGTGAGTTCCTGTGTCAGAGTCAGAGTCGCTATACCACAATCTCTGCATACCGTGTCACTCGTGACGACATCTAAAAAGACATTTAATGATTTACATCTCTTACATCTATCCCTAGCGGATTCTTCATGTTTTGTAATGTTGTGACCTTCGACACTATTTAGATAATTTTCAAAAATTTCTTTTCTTTGGAGTCCCTTTTTAATCTTACAATTAAAGATGTTTGATACTTCTTGTTTGACTGTGTTGTCAGTCATGTACTTTTCCATAAATGGGATACACATGAGTATATATGTATTCATCTCTTCTTCATAGGTCTCTCGGTCATCTGGGTTATCTCGTATTAGGTTTTCCCAGTCTTGTATCTTGTTTTCATATCTACTTAAAAAGTTGCCTTCCATTGTAATGATAACACCGACTCGTTTAAATGGGTTTAATAATGTTAGTCGTAGGTGTTGTGCATTTAATTAGAGAGTGGACAAAGCCTAAAGATTATACTATTCGAAAGGTACTATTAGAGTATATGGTAAAGGACACGGACACAGACACGGACACAGACTTTTGGAAAAATCAGAAGAAGAATTGGGATACACTCCCCGATGTGTTTACTGTTGATGTTCATAAAAAAGTTTTTTTACCTCTTCCCAAGTCTGTTGAAAATCCAATATTGAAAATAGTCTATGTTTTCAATAATAGAGAGTACATTTATACGACTCGAGACATTGAATATTCTTGGCCTCCAAAAAAGGTTACGAATATGAGTTTTGTTTTACCTCTGAAGAACGCCGTACTCATGAATAGTGAGGAAGAACCTGTGAAAAATATAACGAGTCAGATTAACCAATACGCTGGCCCCAGGTTTGATTTTCATGGCGCACCGGTCCCACTGACTGACATGATTGACAAACCCTTTACCAAATTGAGAGTCACAAACATTATGAATCAACAATCAACCCTCGACCTTTGTAGCTAAATAAAATTTAAGTTCCCCCAGATTTGCGACATTATATTTAAGAACAAGAAACCTATTTTCTTGTTCTTGTAGTATCTGCACAGTCGAACACATACCGGTCGCCTTTGTGAAAATGTTTAGGTACTTGAGAGAGTAGACCCCTATAACCGAGTTGCCATCACATGTGTCATCGGAACATTCTATGATTGTTTCTTGATTGGCAAAGTCTCCATCACATTTAATCATAAACTTTTTATCATTACGACTTATCTTCACCTCGGATGCAATGTTATTCATGTCCCTGCAGATTCTCTGAAAGTCGATGGATTGCATGGTTGTCACGACAGACATTTCAATCTCAGGGAGTTCAATCTGATCCTCGTTAATGTCCAAGAGCTTTAACTGAAACTTTGTGAGAGACTTTTTACTTTCATTTTGAATCTTGATATCTATAAACTCCTTGTTGGATATCTCCATTGTTATGACATCATTGTTTGTGATTGTCTTCAGGAGCTTGAATGTGTTTGCTATGTTGACCCCGGCTATGACTTCTTCCGGACACGAGTACTCTTCGAAATTCTCGGCGCTCAGAAACATGTCGACGAGAGCTGATCGAGCGGTGTCGAGTGTGATGACTCTCATACCGGATGGCCTGAAGTAGATATTTACATCATTGAGAATATCCTTCAGAACTTCAAACACTGCTTTAAATGCAGAAGCCTGTATAGAAACGAATTTCATTTTATATAAAGGTTTTCAATTCTTTATTGTATCATATGCATCAGCGACACTTCTGCTAATTTTCGCTTGGAGTTCTGGAGTCATAGCTGGCTGGAGAGACTGCCCATAGCTGTCCAGGTCAAAGAACGAATCGTCTTCTGTTCCATCGAGCGACGACATGTTACATCTGCCATATATATCACATGTTGTGACTTCTGGTACTGGCAAGAGAGACACGAGCCACTGTTTGACCTCGTTACCCACGAGCAACTTGCCATTGTTTGTGAGCAAGGTTGGAACTCTCGTAATCTTTCCTGCAAACTGGCTCGGTATCCCATATTGATTAACATCGTGGAATTTAACAATCTGTCTAAGCTGGGGTGTATCGTTTATGAACTGTGCAATCTCACACGAGTGTTTGCACTTGGTGCTGTGTATCAGAAGAGCCATTTATTAAAATAGTACTAGTCTTTTGTTAAAATAAAATTAACGCATATAGTAATGGAGATTATACTTTTGTTACTGATCATACTGTTGGTGTTTTTCTTGACTCAACCTGAGCGTCTCGCGAATGGGGACGACAGTGATTTCATCGAGACTGCAGCTCTCGTGACACCAGACCTAAATCAGGAGATGATATTTGCGACCCGGGACTATCTCCAAAAGTACAACAATCTTTGTGGGTACTGTATCGAGACCAGGAGTATAAAGAAATTTACAAACAAGAATGATAGTACTGTCAAGTACAAGTGCGTTTACATGTTTATAATAACCGGAGGAGGGTACCCATACGGTCTGTCGGTCAATGTGGAACTGGCTGCTGACCCGAAACCCAGGGTTCTGCTTCTGTCACTCCAACCCCTGACTACGAAATCAGATGTCAAGATTGTTCCATACACGGATGAGGTTGCAAAACAATTCCTAAGTTATGATGAAATTATTGCGTCTGTAAAACCTAAAAACCTTCCTATAATTAGTTAATGATAAATGCTCGTGACATTGCCAAGATTGAAAACAAGAGGAGAGAGTTGAAGAAGGAAATTTACAAAAGGATTTATGAGCAGTTTTCCAGAAAAATCCGTCAGACGGTTGAACTTGGTCAGAAGCAAGTCTTTCTCAGCGTCCCATCTTATTTGCTCGGGTTTCCCACATTCGACCGGACAAAGGCGGCTGAATACCTCAAGCGGCAACTCGAACGCGCCGAGTTTGTGGTGGTCAAGACTGGGGAATACGAACTCCACGTCACATGGAACACCAAGTCGCAGTCGCAGAGCCAAAGGGAACCAGAACAGCCCGCTTTTGACGAGTTCCCAACCCTTATGAATCTCAAAAAGGCTGCAAACAAGTACAGGCGTGCATAATCACGTCATATTTTTTCGTACATGAACATAAATGGAATTGAACGTCTTGGTTGAAGCGAAGAAAGAGTATCTGAGTCAGCTGTGCTCTCTCATATGCCCAGTCATGATACTGGCTTTTCAGGATGTCTACCAAGAGGCTCAAAAACTGACAAAGGGGAAGAGGGTTCTTTTACAATTTCAAAAACTTTTAAAAGAGGTTCCAAATTGGAATGATCACATGGTGAAGCAGAATGCGGATAATGTCTGCAACTCGTGTAGCTGGTTCAGTGACCTACTGGCGGCGGTGTTTGTGAGTTTCGTCAAGATTCTATCCTCTGTGAGACTCAAGACGGATACCAAAAAGATTTCCATAAAGTTGCCAACAAATGAGCTCTTTGTTCACACATGTTATATCAATGCAGCAAAGGATTTATACAAGGACCCATTCATATATGACGAAGAGATGAATGAGTATGTGAGGGACTCGAAGCTGACTGAACGCTTCACCCTTTGCATAGAGAATACGATAAAAGATCTCTTGCCCATACAACAGATTCTGGAAACCTATATGAAGCAGTCGGGTGGTGAAAGTGTTGACCTCAACACAGAGGAACATGTGGACGACACTGACGACCCGGAGATAGACGAGGATCAGCAGCTACCCGAGCTCGAGACGATGCCAGAATCCGACCCAGCGGCAACCACAGAGTCCGAGCAGGCGCAGCCACCACAGGAAGCTCCCCCACAAGAGTCTGATTTGTCGCAAGCACAACCTGACGAGATAAAACAAATTCCAGTCACCGGACATGTCCCGGGTGGCAGTGATGACATGCTGTTCCCCGATGCTCCCCCCGAGAAACAAAAACCTATGTAAGTAATAATGGATATCGGAGATTATATACGCGAACCCTTTGGTGCCGCTGTTTTCGCAGCTATTGTCACAGCAGGATATGTACATGTAAAGGCCAAGATGAATGGCGAAGGAAAATTACAGACGAGTCACTATGTTAAACCAGCCTTTCTTGTCGCATTGCTCGTCTATTTCATAGTTTCGAGTGGATCTGCTCAGCGCGAGAAGATTTCTTCTGAGCCTTTTTAACTTAAAGATTCTGTGATTTAAATGTATAAATGACCTCAGTATCAGCCTTTAACGAGATGATGGATCAGTTTATGATTGAGCTTAAGCAAACTTTCCCAGAGGAAAAGGTCATTGGTAAATACTATACTGGATTTGATTTGTTACGCAAGTCAAACCCCAGGATGTGTGTCACGAGTTTCATGGAGGAGGTTTCCCAGTATGCTTCGTACATCATGAACAAGGATGAAAGTCTTTTCCTCGATGACAAGTTTACCATTCCCGCCGTTTTAGAAGAGATGCACATCAGGGCTCACTGGACCCCAGAGCTCTCGCAGGCAACCAAGGATGCCATCTGGCAGTACCTTCAGACTTTGTACATGCTTGGCACAACCATCGTGAATATTCCAAGCGATACTCTCAACATGATTGAGAATGTCGCAAAGCAGTGTGCCGAGACTATGCAGGGTAACGGCGGTATAGATGAAAAGGCTCTCATGTCTAGCATGAGTGGACTTTTTGGAGGTCTCTTGAAAAATAAATAAATCATATAATAGAAATGGATACAAATGTATGGTTTAACGACCCAACTCAGCTTTTCAAAACTGATAGGATACTGGCATTTTGGCCGACTTCGCAACAGGACCCAGTGACTCGAATAAACGCGACGACGAGATTTATAATTTACGCCGCTTGCTTAATATATCTCATAAAGAGAGATGTTCGAGTTTTTGCCCTCGCCGGAATGGTTTTGTTTGTTATATTCATTCTTCACAAGAATGATATGATTAAACAACCTTTCGGGAGGCCGATGGATTCTCTTGACCAGTCTTATAACCCGGCATGTCAGCGCCCCACTTTTGATAACCCCATGGGAAATGTATTGTTGTCTGATTACATTGATCAGCCAAATCGCCCACCAGCTTGTGATTACTCGACCGTTCGCAAGTCTGTCAAGTACCACCTCGATGACACCATCCCCTATGACGGCGGGAGGTCTCGCACAGCCATGCCCGAATTTCAGCGAAACGCCGCCGCTCGCCAGTTTGTGACCACCTCGGTGTCAACCATACCCGGAGACCAGACTGGCTTTGCCGAGTGGCTCTACGGAAAGAAGTTTGCCCCCACGTGCCGCGACGACCCTTCCGTCTGTAACCCGAATATGAGAGGTGTCCAGTTGGAAGCTTTCGGTGGTTTAGAACCGTACGGAGGTCCTCGAAGATAATATATTTTATTAATATAAATGGCATTTCAGCTTCAGCCCGGACTTACCCAAATCGACCCAAGAACCATTCCGACACCCTGTGCAAAGGATTTTGTTTTCGAGTACCCAGTCCCGAGCAGTTTGAACTTTTATGGGAGGCCGAACACAATGGTTTACGGAACCGCCCCTTACATGGCTGGAAACGGCGCACCAGGTGAGTTCATCATGACGGCTGACGAACTGAGGCCCCAGTCGACGAGTCAATTTAAAAAGATTTATGTCGACACTCTTGCTAAAAACACATTTCCTTGGCAGAATGTCGAGTGTCTGGGACCCCAAAGGACCATGACGCAAGACCCCTCGAGCACCCGTGCAGGCATGCAAAACGCAATGTTTTTCCAAAGATACAGAAAATAAAATATTTAACATTTATAAGCATGGCTGATCCGCTATCAATAGCCGCAATTATAGGCCTTGTGTTTGCAGGGAAAAAGTTGAGTGAAAATAAAGAAATACATTCACCAGAACCAGTAAAAGTTGTAAAGACTGATTTTGAAAACAGATCGATGATGACACATGCAATGGCGGGTAGTTACAGCTCTGACCCAGGTCTTAGTTCATATGGGTTGACCCGTAAAGAAAAGTACGCCCAACCAAATTTCACAGACTTGAAACCTGATTCTGGTCGTAATGTGTTTGGGTCACCCGTTCTCGATCTGCGAGAAAGGCCGTGGGTCTCCGGGCAGATGAACAACCTCGCACCAGCTGAAAAGGTTCAAGTCGGACCCGGGTTGGGTATCGACCCGTCCATTCCGGCTGTGGGTGGCTTCCAGCAAGTGTACAGGGTCCTGCCAAACAATGTCGGGGCCTACAGACTCACACAGTTGCCGGGCAGGTCTGGGCCAGCCGCCGACATAACCGGAGGAGCCCCTGGTATAGTGGGACAACTCGGTCACAACAGGCCCGAAAAGACTGCATTCTTGCCGGACAGGCGTGCTCCTCTCCCTTCCAGGGGTCAGGGGCAAGGCGGGGCGCTCTCAGGGGTCGAGGTTCGTTCTAACTATGAAAAAGGCAAGAGGCCGACCAACAGGTCAGAGACTGGTCTCAGGAACGACTCGCTTAGCACGGCTCCCGCCAAGAGCTTCATTTCGGCGTTCCAATTGCCACAGGATCCCACGAGAAACAAGGGTGACCTCAATGATAACCAGTTTCAGCACGTTGACAATCCTTCCCCGGGTATTCACAGCTTTGTGGGGGCCTATGGCACAACCGCAAACGATGTGAGACCTGCCGACAAGAGGGGCCAAGCCGATAGACCCGGAAACGCCGGTCGCATGAATGTCAGGGCGAGCGCAATCAACCAAGGTGGGCTTCTCACACAGGTTCGCGCAGAATCAAACGCTCCTCCCATCCCTTCACGGAACGGTGGGTGGACGCAACAATATGTCCCAATCGGTTTCCAAGACACGAACGACAAGAAGGGCAACCTGAACCCGTATGCATCCAATCACAGCCTCAGCACAGCCTCGAGACAGCTCAAGGAAAACCCTCTTGCACACACTCTTGCAATGGCAAATTAAACAACAGTATTTTTTTATTATGAGTTTTTAATGAAGGTGGTAACACTAGATGTGGATAGTGGAGAAAGAGACCCTACACTGTATCCAAATCCAAATGACTATACCATTAAACTCAGCAAAACACTTTACGGTGTTACCAAATTGAAAATAGTCGGAGCCAGGATTCCAAACTGTCAAAACCTTATAAACATCGGAAACAAACAGTTTCAGTTGGACAATGAAACTTTTGTTTTACAGGAGGGGACATATTCAAATGGGGAAGATTTGGCTTCGAATGTTCAAACGACATTGGCTGGATCAAATGTTTCACAAGTCTCCTTTGACTCGAGAAACAAGACTTTATTATTTTCAAACTGTGGAGTCGGTAATAATGTATTTTCTTTCAAATTCTTTAGTGGTTCGAACGGGTACTCGACACAGAGTTTGGTTGGTCCACCAGCCTCCATTCTGGGGTTCAATGGTTCAGACATCGGGGTCTCTGCTGGGTCGAATGTTTTGACTTCAGATGTCATAGACTTGGAAGGTCCAACATCACTCTTTGTTCGAATAAGTTGTCGGGGTGACGACTTTAATAAAGAAGTCTATGTGAATGGTGGGACATTTTCATTCAGTGACGCACCGGGACAATCAACGAATGTGACAGCTATACCACCAAAGTATATAGGAAGAATAATTCTTAAAAACCTTGGTCAGATTACACAATACAACACACAAGATACTCTCATAGAGTATGAAGTTCCAAATTTAAACATTGACGAACTCCATTTGAGATATTACTGGAACAATGGGAATAAGCTTATACCATATGATTTTGGAAAACGAAATCATATAATAAAGTTTGAAGTCACATGTGAGAATGATAGACTCTCTAAAGTGTATGATGAAAGTCCTGTCGACGAGTTACCACCTCCTGTTGACCCTCCCCCCGAGTCTTTTCGAAGGGATACAATTTTAATTATAGCTGTTTCATTTGTATTACTACTTGGATTGTTTATCTTGCTCCGGTAACGGCGTAGACCGGGGACTGAGGTGTGACAACCTTCTTAGAGACCCTGGAGAGAATGAGGTAGACTATGACGGCCAAAAGAGTGGTCAAGATGGCGGTGAGGAACACGTAGGCAGCTCCGTTCTTGGGAGTCTTCACGACACTGGCGAGAAGAAAGCGGACGGCATCCATCCAGGCAACTGCGGAGGCAAAGCTAAAACCTGCAACAACAGCGTTGAGGGACTGAGACTCGAATTGAGAAGAGATCGTTGAGAGGGTATCCATTTATTATCTTGAAATATTTTTTTTACAAAATCAACTCTTCTTCTTCAAGGATGACTTTGTAAACTTTTTTAATTTGTAAGAGTTTATAGTACTCTATCTTTGCATCAATAAAGTCGCCATCCTCTTCACTTTCTCCTCCTGAAGAAGACGAGGTATCCGAATCTGACCAATTGGCCAATTGTTTCTGATTAGCCTTCCATCCTGATGGACAGAAAGGGTCCATTATTTTTTTATTCTATTTTATCTATGGCAGCTTTCAACATCTTGTCGAGAGGGCTGAATGGTTCCCATTGGTCCCACTCGTCATAGGACTTGTTGATGGCTTTCATCATCTCATCATCTCCTGAGTACCTCGTAAAGGGTTCGTCCTCCTCGTCAACCTCTTCGATGTCCGAGTCCGAATCCGAGTCTTCTCCGTCACTCTCCTGCAACTCTGGGAACAGTGTCCCGATTTGCTTGCCTGCAATATTCTGAGCACAATATCTCATCCCATACTTTACATCGACTGCTGTCACGGTGTTTCTACCACACGCCTTTGCGTATGATGACCCAGCTATCATGGCACCTTCTATAACAGGTGTGAGCATATCAAGTGCTGTGTTTACTATTTGTTCCTCCATTTTGTTTGTTATATGAAATTATTATCGTTAAATAGAATACCCGCAAGACCAGAGTTGACCCTGAGAATGTTATAGTTTACTGCGTATATGCGAACTTCTCTTGTCTTAGTAGACTCTGTCGTTTTTAGATCAACGAGTTTTGAGAGTATTCGACTCATATTGACTTGTCCGGTTGGAAAGGGTTCTTCTGGCTTTAGTGCAAAACTATAATTGTAAATGTACCGACTGGGTGCCTTTGTGTGTCGTAACATTGGTTGAACAAAACGAAGAAACTGAGCGGTTGCTATATCTTTAGAAAGTCTCGTCTCGCCGTTAAAGGTCAACTCGAGAGAACTGAGTTGATCAGAACCAGTGTCAGTGTTTGCGAAATTGAAGAGGTCATTCAGATTCTGGGCCGAGTCATCTTGTATGACTATATAAAGTTCCTTGACGGGGTTTACAAACTGCAATAACATTTGTGCAGTTGTCACACCTGGATCCATGGTGAAACGAGAAACCTGTAACTGTGTGACGACATAATCAAACTGTTTTGACTTCATATATGCAATCTCTTCATCTGATAGAAAGACGTATTCCACAGGCATTGATATCTTTGTGATTGAACCAATGACATCTGAAGGAACGGGGGTGCTCGGGCTGGAGACATTCACTATGAGCTGGTTGAGAGGTCTGAATTTGAGTCTTACTTGAACCTCTTGTTTGTCGATTGCTGTGAGAGGTATAGCCAGGGACTCATTCTTGTAAAAATAAAAAGACAGAGGAACTATGAAGAGTCGTGGGTACCCATTGGCGATTGTTGCTGCTCCGAGCCCATTGACTGTCCCGGTTCGACCAACCATGTACTGCAGGGCCACTTGCTGAGAGTTTCCGACAAACAAGTCGTCATAGATTTCCATAAACTCTCCTGTGATTCGTTGGACAGTCTGACCACCTATGACTAGATCTGCGTACTCTATGATTGCATTGCCAATCGAATCCGTGTACCCTATGTTATCAGGTTCTGTTTCACTCGTCAGAGGTGAGAGTTCTATATGAAGGTATATGTTGTGAATGAGATCACCTTTTCTGGGAATAAAACAAGTGACAGAAGCCCCAAAGTCGACATCACCATCAATCGCGTTGTCAATAGTTTCTGTGGCAAACTTGGTGTGTCTCTTGTATTGCTTTAAAAAGTATGTGAATTGAGGGTCACTGGTTAAAAATGTATCCTGTAAACCAACACTGGAAAGTTGTACACGACCATTCGCCATTACTACTACTTGCGAGAAATTTCAGAGACTTTTTCATTTAATAAGAGTAATGAACCTTCAGCTCAGAAAGTTCAAACCAGAGACAATGGCTGATGATAAAGTATGCGTCTTTATCGGTAAGCGTGGTACTGGTAAAAGTTGTCTCGTCACTGACATCATGTATCACAAGAAGCACATACCGAGTGGGATAGTCATGTCTGCCACAGAGGAAGGAAATCACCACTATAAAACATTTATACCAGATCTCTTCATATATGGTGACTATGACAAGGATGCTATAGAGAGGGTTCTCGAGAGACAAAAACAGCAAATAATAAAGACTGGGAGTGTGACAAACGCCTTTATACTTTTAGATGACTGCATGTATGATAGAAAGTTTATGAAGGACACCTGTATCAGGCAGTGTTTCATGAATGGTCGTCACTGGAAACTCTTCTTCATGCTGACGATGCAGTACTGTATGGACTTGACACCTGACCTAAGGGCTAATGTTGATTATGTTTTTATACTTCGTGAGAATGTGATTCAAAATCGTGAAAAACTATATAAA